TAGTGCAGCATTTGAAACTCTGCAAGAAAAGTTGGAAACCATGAATGTCTCCAACGCAAAGTTGCTGTATATTAACCAGGCTCTTGAGAATGCCTCCTTGAATGAGCGACAAAAAAGAAAAATTGTCGAAGCCATTTCGAAAGCCGGAACAGTACAAGAAGCAAAGATTGTATTTGAAACTATGAACGATACAGTTGCTACTACTTCAGACGTGAAGAAAGAAGCGACCTTAAGTGAAATGGTATCACGTAAGTCTTCACTACTTGTAGCGGCTCGAAAAGAGCAAACCCAAAAGGATGCCAACCCTTTATTCAATAGAATGCAAGCTTTGGCGGGAATAAAGACAAAATAATTCTTATTAAAAGTTTATAGAAAAGGAGGTGATTTATTATGTCTATTTTACAAAAATTAACAGAAGGCGTGCAGAATCGTGACTTACGTGCCGAAGGCGCTGCTCTTCTTAACAAGTGGGAAGCCACCGGTCTTCTTGAGGGTCTCAATGGCGAGAACCAAAAGCAGGGCATGGCTGTTCTTCTCGAAAACCAAGCAAAGGAACTTCTTCGTGAAGCTTCTTCAATGGCAGCTGGCGACGTCGAAGGCTTCGCAGCAGTTGCTTTCCCAATCGTTCGTCGTGTATTCGGTGGATTGATTGCTAACGACCTTGTATCGGTTCAGCCTATGAGCTTGCCATCTGGTCTTATTTTCTTCCTTGACTTCACTCACGAGAATGGAGTAAACGGAGCAACCACTGGTGGTTCTGTTTATGGTGGAACAAGAACAAACGGTGACCCTGTGGTTGGTCGTCAGATCACTGGTGGTGTACATTTGGACGCACTTGCTGGTCCAGGCGCTCACTTTGAAATGGGTCACGCTGGCTCGTCTCCAACTGGTTCTGTTTTAAAGCAGATGGACAATGCGGTAATCGGCGCCCTCGGTGCTGGTGGCTCAGTTGCAATTTCAGCACTAACTGAAGCACAGAAAAAGATTTTAAAGTATGACCCAGACCTTTTGGCAAAGACAGATCATTTTGTTTTGGTTATCAAGGGCGATAACACTGCAAGAGCTGATCTTGGAGCAGACGCTGACCTTGGAAAGCTCTCGGCTATCGTTGCGAGCGCCGGCGACTACAATCTCGATGGAGCAACTCAAGTCTGACGACTTACACACATCGATAGTGATGGAAAACTAAACATAGTTCTTATGAAGTCTTCAGACTTTGCCGGACCAGCGGATACTAATACTTTGAAGCTGTCGTTTGCTCTTAAGGATAATTTTGGAGCAGGTAACTCTCAGGGTCTTGGTTCTGTTGTTGGTGGCAACGTTTGGGGCCTTGAAGAGCCAACACCTCAGACTGGCAACGCCGGTGTCGCTTCATCCGCAACTGGCGCCGGAAAGCAAGAGATCTCTGAGATCGACATCAAGGTCGACAGCATCGCTGTTACTGCACAGACTAAGAAATTGAAGGCTAAGTGGTCTCCAGAGCTTGGTCAGGACCTCAACGCATACCACAACTTGGACGCAGAGGTCGAATTGACTGGTATTCTTTCAGAGCAGATCGCTCTTGAAATCGACCGTGAGCTTCTTGGTGAGCTTGTTGACGGTGCAACTGCTGGTACTCGTTACTGGAGCCGTGCACCAGGTCTTTTCGTTGACAGCACCGGTGCAGAGCTTGGCGCTTCTTCAGCAGCTCCTGACTTCACTGGTACTGTTAGCGAGTGGTACGAGACACTCATTGAGACAATCAATGACGTAAGCGCTCAGATCCACAGAAAGACACTTCGTGGTGGCGCAAACTTTGTTGTTTGTTCTCCAGAAGTTGCTAACATCCTTGAGTTCACCAGCGGATTCCGTGCAAGCGTAACTGCTGATCAGGATCGTGGAACCATCGGTGCTGTTCGTGCCGGTTCTTTGAGCAAGAAGTTCGACGTTTACGTTGATCCTTACTTCTTGCGTAACGTTATCCTTGTAGGTCGTAAGGGCAGCTCGTTCCTTGAGAGCGGGTTTGTATACGCTCCTTACGTGCCATTGCAGGTAACACCAACCATCTTTGGTACTGAGGACTTCGTACCACGTAAGGGTGTCATGACCCGTTACGCTAAGAAGATGGTACGACCTGATATGTATGGTCTTGTTGTTGTTCGTGGTCTCCTTGGCGAGGCAGGCGCTAGCTAATAGCTAAC